GATTTAGCTAAATGAAAGTCTAATTGGCTTTCGCCCATTGCAACCAAAGCAATTTCTGCTCCTTCTAACTCTTTAATTTGACTCACGTAGTGGGTATTCTAACTTGATCGTATCTGTATTGTGATTGTGTTCCAGCGCCTTCGCTAGTGTTTCTAAGCCTGTCTAAAGCATCTTGAAATCGTTGTTCATACCCGCCTATTTCAGCTGGATCCATTTTTAAAAAAGGACCTGCTTCTACTAATGCTCCATAAAGCATACAGTTAATAGCATTTTGAGATAACCATGTTGTACCACTATCTGCTCCTGCTGTTAAAGAAGTAGGCCTATAAAAATAATGCAGTTCAAACGTAAAGTTAGCATTTGGTGTAGGGGCTAAAATAAAAGAGTCACTATCAAACTCCGCGTAATATTTAGGAGCCCCGGTCTCGGTTGATACTGGTTTATAGCTTTTCATAAAACTTACTTGTTTTAATAAAAGATAATTATAAACATTGCTCGTGCTAATTGTAGCTAAGCTAAAAGGAGCTAAAAAATCATTGGGCATTGCCAGATAAGTTGTACCGGATGTTGCTGTACCAGTTACATTCTTTTTAAAATTGTCCAGCCATACATTCTTTAATATACGTTCTTCTGTTTGTAAAATAAACGTAGGCAACGTAGCCACAAAAGTAGTCTCAGAAGTATCTACATAATTCTCTATGGCTGTTTTTAATGTGCTGTACGTAAAACTCATGTCGTTGTTATTGTAACATCACCTACGGAAGCAGTCATTTCAGTCGGTGTTGTTAATACTGTACCAATAATACCTAATCCAACGTTTGTGTAAACAGTAAATGCACTTGGTACTACGCTTACATCAGGTCTAGGCTGTAAAAGAGCCTCTGCATCTGGTCTAACATGAGGGGCCTCTAATTGAGGATGTTTAACATCAAAACACTCATAACAAGCTTTAACACCATCCCATTGAGTCTGTAGTGTCTTTAAACGAAAACGTTGGCTACATATATCGCAGATTCCGAATGCGTATTTAGCTGATGCAAAAGCCATTACTAAACTATCATTCTAGGAGGAAGAAAACGAGAACTCACTGAATCTATATCTTCAGAAGCAGCTCGATCAAATTCCTCATCATAAACCTGTTTTAAAAGAGCCATTCTATCGGGTGCTCTTTTCATTGCTATGTAATAAGCTAACCCTGCTGTCATACAAGGCAAAAATCTAAAAACAGTTTCCATGTTATTAGTAAAGTCCCCGGCATCTTGCATTCTAGTTAAAGCATAATAATAAATTACATCGGTAGAATTTTCAGGAGTGGGGTATAAATACACACGCGGTGTAATGTGTCTTTCTAAAAAGAACTGGTTAGGTCTAGCTTGTGCAGTTTTATTGGGTATATATAAATAATCTGAACGACTAAGCCTTTCTAATTGATAATCTTTGCTATCGCGTTGAACCACAGCAGAGGTAATGTCTACTATATCTGTTCCTAGATCTTGGTAGTTAGTTCCTTGTGTTACAGTAAAATTATGCTTGGTTATTAACCATTGATTAAGACCACGATTAGACCACTCTGCTATCATTATGTTCAAAGACCGTCTAGCAGTCTCCAAATCATATCCTGTGCGCAGTTCTAAACCACAACGTTCGTAAGCTTCTTCTATAAGCTCATCAACACTAAGGTCAAAAGATGTAGTTTCTGATGTAGCCATTTCTAGCCGCCATACATTTTCTTAGATTTCTTTTTAACTTTACCGCCGTGCTCATAGCCCATAACTTCGCCACCGCCCATGTAACCAGATTTACTTTTAGTCCAATCTTGGCCATTGCGAATAGCTTCTCTTCTGTTTCTCATTCCTGGCATAGTTTTCTCCGATTAAGCGTGAAACGCTGTCATTGTTCCAAAAGTGCTACGTGTGTATTGGACATAAATTCCAGCTGAAAAATAAACACCATCATCTGGCATTGTTACGTCTCTGGATACAGTTGCACTAGCAACACTTCCTAATTTCATTCTACTTGTTCCTACAGGAGAAGTTGTTAGAAAATCTATAGTTCCAGCTGTTGCTGAACTTACTATAAACGTTCCTTTTAATCTCCCCGGACCTGCAAAAATAACATCCGCCGCGGAATTATTGATTCCTGCGGATACGTTACCAGCTGGGTTACCAACTGCTGAAATACCTGATATTGTTTTAAAATATGAAGACCCAGTAGCTGTGCCTGCATTAGCACCTGTTATTGACTCTGTTTGGGAATCCCCATTAACATCAGTACCTGTAACAGTGAATGATTTAGCTGCATCATTCCCAGCAGAAAGAATAGTTACTACTCTTCCAGAATCAAGAGCAACCGCACCGCCAGAAGCCAACGCGCCACCTATTACAAGTGCTGCGTTATTTCCTACCGCTGCTGCTACCGATATACCATCAGCATCTAGAGCAACTGTGTCAGCAGTTATAGTGACTGCTTTGACATCTGATATAGCCATTATTTACTCCTTACTCGAATGGAGTTGCTAAAGTACCATCCCCGTGTAGGAATGCTTCACAATGCCATACTGCTGCTGTTGTAGCGTATAAACGGATTACTCCACCTACTAACCAACCTTGTGCTGCTGATCCCAAATCAATGGTATCGTCATTGCTGGCATCAGGTATAAAGGTATTAGTGTCTCCGGCTGTTGCTGGATCAAATAATTGAGCAAAACCAGAAAATAAATCACTGGTGTTATCTGTATTAATTTGTCCTGCACCTGTAAAAGTTGTACCAACTATGAAAGTGTAGTTTAAACCTGCTGCTGCTGTAGGTAGTGTAACCACAATACCTGCCGCTCTATTTAAAGTATAAACAGTACCTGAATCAGTTGATTCTACGCTTTTTGTTGCTGTTGTGATGCTACTAATATTGGAATAAGCAGAAACATATCCTGTTGTAGTTATATTACCGCTTGAGTCAACGTCAAGATTTGTGGTTACTGCACCAGTTGATGCTGTTACCGTGATTTGTTCAAAACCACCTTCGGACCTGACTGGTCCACTAAATGTCGAATTCGCCATAATCTTTTCTCCTGAAAAAATAAGTCTTATCGTCTCGGCTTGTCTGCTAGGTCAGTCGATAAAACAAATATAATTATCCTAGTCCTTTTGATTGTATACCAGATATGACCAAAAACAAAACAAAAAAAAGGGAGCCGAAGCTCCCTTTCCTTTTTTAGAACTTACGCTCCTTGAGATGCAAAGACTGCTCTTGGATTTGACCATCCGAATGAGTATCTTTCTCTAGCTTTGAATCTGACGTTGCCAGTATCAAAGTCACCTTCCATAGAAGTTGAAAGAGGAGATCTCTCGAAGTGTTTAAATCCGTCAGGACAATCTGTCATCAAGAACCATGCATCGTTATCTGTTAAGAAATGGTTAACTGAATAACCTTCTGGGACCATACCCATATTCTTAATAGCATTGATGTCATTATCTGATGTGCTAACTCTGCCTGGTGTGTTAAGCAATCTATCTGCCACAAATTGTAATTGTGGTGGAATGATTAGTTTCCTGCCTTGAAGGGCAAGAATCATGCTTTTATCATCAGTAAAAGTTGACACAGAAATGATGGCATCTTCTAACGAAGTCTCATTCAAGTCAGAGTAAGTGCTTGGTCTGTTACTTAAAGTACCGCCACCCGCTAATGGATGAGCTGTACTTACTAGAGCAACACCGTCTCCGCCAGTAAAACTGGATGAGAAAGCGTTATTCAAAACAGAAGCAGCTTTTACTTGCTTTGTATGAGCCATAGATCGTGCTAGAGCTTTTGTATATCTAGCTCCTAATCTATCGTAAAGGTTATCTTCGATTGCTTCTTCAGTAAGAGCAAACGCTAACGCAATGGTTTCATGTGAGTAACGTGAAGTAAAGCCTTCGGAAGCTGAATCAAATTCAACTGAATTTCCTTCGCCTTTTACTTTAGCATTACCGAAACCAACGATCATTGTTTCCTCTTCGAAAGCACGGTCAGAAGACTCGGTTTCAAAGATTTCAGCATGTTCGTTTTCGTAACGATTGTACTCCATTCCAAACAAGGCGTTTAGACCTGGTTCTAGCTCTTTTGCTAGCTGTGCTCTGTTAATAGCCATGATTAAACCCCTGTTGTTTGAGCATAAAGATGCTCGTTAATTTTAACAATCATATTGACGTTTGTAGATAGACTTCCAGTTCCTAGAGCATTATTCTCTGGGTCGTTAGAAAATCCAATAATTCTACATTGAGCCGTACCTGTTGCCATAGTTCCGCTAAGATCTACATTAGATC